TGAGTGGGATTCCATAAGGAAAGAACATTCGGACGTGGATACCCTTGCTACAACAGGAGAGGTCAAGGCATGGATTGCGACACAGAGTGAGACAGCTCAGAGGATATACAATGCGATATACAAGGAGGGGACTCCGAAGGAGGTTGTCGGGATGTTAAATGAATACAAGGCAGCCTCAGGCAAATCATCAGGGCAGGTATCGGATGTAAACCGTAAAAAACTGCAAAGCATGGAGTCTGTAACCAGTAGAAAGGCTCCGATTAAGACTGCAACAGAAGGAACAGGATATGAGGACACGTTAAGAGACATCCTGTAATAGAAGGAGGCACACATGGGAAACAATATATTAACCTATGCAAAGAGTGATTTAACACCCAGAGAGACTGCTTTATTTTCCAAAGACTACCTGGAGAATATGTATCCGGAACTGCTCATTGAGAAGTTCTCAAGAGCATACTCCTTACCAGTCCACAGCACCAAGACAATCAACTTCAGAAGGATGAACAAGATTGACTACAGTACTGCGGTTTTGGTTGAGGGTGTAACTCCGCTCCCCAACACTGCGTCATATACTGACTTAGAGGTTACCGCTGCCCAGTACGGTGACTATATCGAGTTCACAGACGTACTTGAGGCTACACACACAGACCCTGTATTAAAACATATCAACAAGGAGTTAGCACAGTCAGCGGCTCAGATGATCGAGACTCTGAGATGGGAGGTGTTGCTTGCTGGAACGAATGTCTACAGGGCCAATGGTACGGCAAGGACTGACATCAATACTGTTGTGAATTTAAACCATATCCGGCAGGTAACAGAGCTTTTAAAGCGAAACAACGCTAAGATGGTGACCTCTGCCCTTAAGAGTTCGGCAGCATTCAACACTGAGAACGTCGAGAAGGCTTACATTGCCCTGTGTTCCACTGATCTTGAGTCGGACATCAGAGAGATCAAGGGGTTTGTAAATGCGAAGAACTACGCAAGTACCACCCCTTATACCAACGAGATTGGGTCAGTGGAGAATGTCAGGTTTCTAACCTCGCCGTTCTATACTGCATGGGCTGATGCTGGTGGATTGAGTGCCACGAACTCCACGTTGTCAACAACCGGAACTCAGTCGAACGTATATCCGATCCTAATCTTCGGACAGGATGCGTATGCGACAATACCAATAAGAGGGTTCAAGGGCAGCAGCGTAGGGTCAAACATTACGCCCCTTGTAGTCATGCCTGGTGCCACCGCGGGCGATCCACTTGGTCAACGAGGAACTACAGGATACAAGGTGTTCACCGCGACAGTAATCCTTTACCAGCTTGCTATTTGCAGGCTTGAAGTCGCCAAGAGCGATTTAGGAGCGTAATATGAATGAGATGAAGAGAGCAGAGTTTCACCAGGGCAAGAGGGACATACTAACAGGTATGCTCAACGTAGGGTTCACAGAGGCTGGCTTGACCGAGGGGACGAATGCACATACCATCAAGACAGTCAACACATTTACTTACAGGATAGCATCTTCAACTGGTTTAGGTACTGCCCTGTATAACAAGACTGCTACCGACAATATCGCTATGACTGCATGTGACGTCCAGGCGGTAAGTACCTACTGTCTGTACCTTGTGAGTATTGATTCAGGTGGTACCGTTACTGTCACCAAAGGCGACGAGACGGCCACGAACATCGCAGTCCTTCCGGACTTACCTGCTAACAAGGCCCCGATCGGTTACTTCAAGATAGTCACAGACGCATCAACCACATTTACATCAGGGACTACAGACCTCAGTGCTGCCGGTATCACAGAGACATACGATGACCTGTCGAGTGTGGTGAGCTTATGAGCAGTCCAAGTCAACAGACCAAAGAGAAGTATGCCTATGAAGTCACCATCATGAGCCATGGGAAGAAGCCGATTGATCAACAGGCAGTTGAGATATGTGCTAATGGGAAGACTATTGTTGTGCCCAGGGGTGTTCCATGCAAGATGACAGCCGCACATTTTCATGCACTCAACGATGCTTTGCATGTGACAAGTGTCAGGGATAAAGACGGCAAGGTATCTATATCCAGGATACCGGCATATCCCTTCAGTTCCAAAGAGTTAAGGAGTGCTACTGCGTGACGTTACACGAGATAATCCATGATGCAAGACTGAGGCTTGAGGATACGATAACTCCGTATCTTTGGAGTGATGAAGAGCTAATGGACTTTGCCAATGAAGCGGTAAGAGAGGCTTGCAGGCGGTCGGAGATATTGAAAGATAGCCAAACCGCCGCCTGTTCCCTCTTAATATTGCAATCAGGGGTCAAGGTGTATCCACTCCATCCGTCTGTTTTAAGGGTAGAGTCCGCTTACCTTGCATCAACATCAAAGGTCTTAACTCAGATAACGAGGCTGGATGTTAATAAATGGTATGCAACATGGCGGAATCCTGAGCATATTGGCGTACCTTTAGCTTTTGTTGTAGGTGACTCTGACATAACAGTTTTACCCGTACCAAACGCTGCGGACAGCCTGTATTTAGAGGTTGTTAGATTGCCATTAGTAGACATGGTGACGATGAATGACAGCCCTGAAATCCCGTTGCAATATCAAGATGGGTTAATTGACTGGATGTGCTATCAGGCGTACAGCAAACAGGACTCAGAAACGAGTAATCCACAGGTAGCCATGAATTACCGGACGTTATTTGATAACAGTTTCGGAGTGCGCCCAAATGCGAATCGGGCACATATAAAGAAAACAATACCATCAAATCTGAGGATGTTCTCTTCAGGGCTGGGGACATAAAGGAGGTAGGAATATGTTAGCAAGAATATTTGCAATACTCATGGTGATATGTCTGCTTGCAACATTCGCATCTGCAGAGATAGATGCTATCAAACAGTTGAAGGCATCTATTGACACTGTTACAGTGACTATTGCAGCAGGTAGCACAAGCGGCACAAGCAGCAGGAGCAAGTTCGTAGAGAAGATATTAGGGTGGCTGCCAGACAATTATGGCAATCCTGCTATCGCAGTAAGCGACAACGCAACGATTGTGAAAGCCACAGTCAACAACAATGGCACAATTACCGCATGGGTAGCACAAGCACCACTCGGAACACTCACTTACAAGTTCACGGTGTTAAAATAATGAGGCCGGGGAGAGTTGTTTTTTTATTGGCACTTGCCCTGATACTCATTGTTGGAAATGTCTACGCAGAGCCACAGCCAGGTAAAGTTGTAACGCTACTGCAAGCAAAAGCAACTACCGGAGATGGAGAGATGACTGACATATCGTCAGATTCATTGATGACATGGGCATGTGATGTTTCCACAACTGGAGTTCCAACATCAGTGACAGTCAGGGTAGAGGGCAACCTTGGAGGCACCGTTTTTGACACAACAGGCATGGCAGAACATGTATTGACAGCCGCACAACTGGCCATAACACCTAATCCTTTTAGTTCTTTTGCGTTTAGCGTGGGTCCGGCAAGACAGATAAAGGGCGTATTGGTAACGTTGGCAGGTGGAACGTCACCAACAGTAACAATGAAGTGCTACGGGGTAGCTAAGTAGGTGTCTCCGCATGAGAGCCGGACAGTGCAAGAATGTGAGTTCTGTCAAAAGATGACGAACAATACCCTTACTGGAATAGAAATACGCATGGGTAGTCAAGAGAAGAAGTTAAACTGGATACTCGGAGGTGTAGGGGCCATAGTGGCTAAGTTTATGTGGGGTACAATAGCAACCTTTTTTCACATAGGAGTGTGAAACATGGCATCAGATGTGGCGAAAATATTATCATGGGATATGATACGGAGGCATGAGGGGTTTGTTGCAAAACCTTATCAAGATTCATTGGGGAACTGGACTATCGGGTATGGAAGGAATCTAAACAATGGCATATCCGAGGCAGAGGCCAGTATGTTGGCAAAGAACGACATAGAACACACCATCCGCATGTTGGACTCCATGCCATGGTACAGCCGCTTATCAAATATCCGACAAGCGGCGCTTATTGACATGGCATATAACCTGGGTGATACGGGTTTTCTGAGATTTACAAAAACTATCCTTGCCCTCAAGTTAGGCAACTATAAGACAGCAGCTGAGGAAATG